GTATTGTTTTGATACGGATACGCCAGACACTATCGCAGGTGCAGAAACCACAGGCTGAATGTGTGGATTGGTGCTAAGATATTCTTCTCGCTCAGATATTCTCATGAACGATTCAAATTCTTCACCGGTTTCAGTATTTAAAAAAACATAAGTTGGCATATACACTCTTATATAGTAGAGTACCAAACTGGAATTTCTCTATTTTTCCAATTTGCTAGGTGGGATTTATTATTAATGTAGTAATTTTGATATGATGCAATAGAATTACCAGGAATCTTCACTTCATCGGGCATAGCCGGTGTGGGTTGCGTGAAACCATTATTTGCAATATTTTTAGGAATATTTTTCAGCAAAACAAAGCAAAGACCGACACGCTCTACTTTATGAGTTTTGCCATACCGATGAGTGTACTCTTCACATAATGCAATCAACAGATTAGACAACCAGATATAATTCTCTGGTGATTGTCTTACCCAAATTGCTGAAGGATGATTGATATGTGTAGCAGAATAAAGAATAGATTCACGGCTATCAGAAAGTACATATCTTTTTTGTTTGCGACCAGTTTCACTGTTGCCAACAACGAGAGTACCATCAAGAAAACGATGAGCAGTAGAAAGTAATTGAGCATATTCAAGGATCATTTTTACCGTATGCTTATTATTGTGCATTTCAGCACACTTGTAAACATCGTGGTCTAGATAAAAAATATTCATATGTATTTTAACATAAAAAAACCTGGGCATTGCACCCAGGCTAAACTTTAAAAGTTTTTTGATTAAGCAGTAATTTCTGTCACTTCAAGAACCTCTGGCATTTCTGCTGGTGCTGGCACTGGCATCGGTACAGCATCAAAGTCTTTCATTTTACTTGCTGTTTTTTTGGTTTTTGTGGAACTAATAGTAATGCCACGATTTTTCCAATAATTCAGCACACTTTCATCCGTAGGATTTACGAGTTGGTAAGATACAACTTTTGTGCCACTCTTCACTACACGGATAACAGCCTTACTCCGAAGCCTAACCTCAAGGACATGTGCAGACAATTTATATTTCAAATCATTGCCTAATACATCCTCAAGCACTTCTTTTTTAACTGCATTACCAGTCATAAGCAATTGGAAGATTGGCTCCCATGCTTTGAGTTTAACGGGTTTTGCAACAGCGGTTTTAGATTTTACCATAATAAAAATTTCCTATCAAATTAACTAAACAAACATAATTATAACAGACCTTGGTAGATTTGTCAATCTTTTTTTGGCATTTATGTGTAGTGTTGTCAAAAAACAACATTAATATTTAAGTATTAATAACACCACACACCCGGCTGCCAATATACTAAAGGTGATTAATCGCCCAAGTAATGCGCCCATGAAAGTACCTAGAACAAAAATACTACTAGATGAAATGAATACTTCCATATAATCATCTCCGCATATTAGCTTGGTCACGAGCCTCTTCATCACTGAATATTGGCACAGCATTACTTTTATGTAAAGTGCCAATACCCTTCATAGCAGTCCCGGTATAAACTTTACCGTAAACTGGTTTGGTTGCTGTGCCACCAAATGTCACTATACTAGGGTAAACTTTAGAGTCTCGGCCTGCAGGTATACTCAAATCAGGAAATTTGTTTTCAAATTTTGATTTGCTCTTCATTGAAGAAAATGTAGTTTTCATACTGGCAACAGACTTAATCCAAGATTCATAATCAGCAATTTCTTTTTTTGTTTTTTTCTTAGGTTTACTTTTACCTAAACTTCCGTATATCATCATTCTATTTTAACTACCCAAGTTTTCCAATTTAGACGAGAAATGTTTTCTAATAGAATTTTGTTTTCTTTACAAAAAATCCAAGCATCAAGATAGAAATAAAATTCTCTCATGTTTTCGTTCCTTTAGGAAATACAATTGATTTGTGAGAAACCACCTTATAATCTTTAAGTAAATACTTTTCAACGAACACCAAAGAATCTGAAATTTCAGACGCATTCAAACTCTTACCAGACAAAACTCTAACCATGTGTGTAAAATGATCCATATTAACCTTTATATTATAACTGATTGCAATACTGTATTATAACACAGTTTTGCATTTTATGCAAGTGCTTGTTGTTTTTTAACAACAGCAGTAATGTGTTTACATTTTGCCCGATATTTAAATCCAATGCAGGTGCATGAATATTGTTTGTCGCCTTGCGTTACAATATAAGTACCTTTGATTCCTTTGACCTGAAATTTTCTAATTGTTTGTACAGTCCCCGAAATTATTTTTATATCTGTAACCCACTCAGAGGGTATAATTTTTACTGGGTATTCTTTATCTGTAGTTTCTATGGAAAAACTATCAGCATTTACCCACTTTTGACTTTTGACAATATTACCATTATAAATTACATTTTTATATGGCGATGGAGCGAACAAATTGATATCTCTTACCCTAACGGTAATAGACACTTTAGAACCAATAGAAGGCATATTCATAGGTTCTATTATAACACAACCTGACCTTTTGTCAAGTTAAATGTTGTATTTTTACAACACTAACCTTTTAGTAGTTGCATATTATCAGTGTTTCGCAAATCTTCTTCAAAATCTTGCATTTTTAATTTTGTCAAGATTTGATTTAGATTTTGAATCTCTTGCTTATCTCTAGCAATTCTGTATTCAATATCTTTTATTTGCTGCTGAATAACTTGAACTGTATTCTTCATTTTCTTGTTTAACTAAACGATAATTAACTTTATCGTGGTGTTTTGTTTTTGATTCTTTCCAGTTTGGCACTAGTTCTTCTTTTTTACGAAATTTAGTCCTGTTGACTTTTTCCATTTTATTATTTCCAGAAATCATTTTACTTTTTTTTAACCTCCATTAAAGTATTCTATCCGCTACACCTAAACCTACTACTTCTTCCGAAGATAACCAAACATCCGTAGGTGATAAAAGTTTGGCCTTCACATCACGGGCGCTCATGCCCGTAGCATCCTGCAAGATTTTTAACATTCTTAAATGTGCTAATTCAGCCTCTTTAGTAAATGACTTTAAGTCGTGGTGTTTACCTTCATATGTATCTGAATATTGGTGACACATTAATCCGCAATTTTTAGTTACTAATCTTTCGCCTTTTTCACCGGAAGCAAAAATTAAAAATGCAGCCGACATGACTGCACCCATACCAATTGTTCTAATTTTATTTTTACTGAGATTCATCATATCAATTAAACCTAAGGCTTGATACAAATCTCCGCCCGGAGAATTAATATACAACTGCAATAATTTTTCGGGTTCCTTACTATCTAGAGTATTCTCATAAACTAGCCATTGAATAGCTTTAAGTGTATTCTCTTCAGTGATTTCACCACTCAGAAAAAATATATGATTATCAAGAAAAGCATTATCAAACTTATCTTGAATACTAAAAACAATTTCATCTTCCGGATGAATAACTTTTTTTACGTTAGTTAAATGTTTTACTTTTTCCATGGATATATTCCATTATATTTTTTCAAATTAATTGCATTACCATTTTCAAAGAACTCTTGTTTTACAGAATTTTCATTACCATCTAAACGATAACATAATGTGTTTGAATTGGTGCAATCGTAATTGGGGAAATAGGCTGATAATACTTTATAAAACTGTCTGTCAGCACCCCATTGTCCATACCATGCATGGCCAACACGAACAGCAATATCCCGCTTAACAGCAAAGCAGGAAGTATCAATGTGGTTAACTTGTTCATCAAAGTAAACAGGCCATTTTCCAAGGCTTTCACAATTGTCCTCGCAGAGTAATTTTTCATCTTTATTATATATTTTTCTTAGGCTGTAAGCCCAATCATTACCATTTTTTATTACATTAACAAGTTTTTCTACATGCTCGGATTCTATCCAATTATCTTCATCCAAGTATACAATTATATCTGCATTTACTAGAAATGAACATGCTGCATAAACACGATGCCCGTACCAACCTTTTCCGACATTTTCATTAAGAAAATTTACACTAACTTTTTGATGGCCATTAATTTTATTAAGAGCCTCGCCATAATGAACATTACCATCCACAAAAATATAGTGGATTAAGTCCAGGTGTGTTTGTTTATCAACCGAATCAATACACTTGGTTAGATAATTACTACCAATTGTAGGTGTTACTACAGCAACTCTCATTTTGTTTTCAAAAATTAATTTGACAGAATCAGACGCCTAAATCAATTCCAGGAAAAGCTTCCTTAATAAGTTTTGGTGTCAAAAATGGAATATGTAAATCTTTTTTAATACACCGAATCAATAATTCAGCCTCACTCTTATGTAATGATTCTAGAACCATAGTGAGTAAACCTTTTTGTTTTGTTGAAGTTAGTCCTGGAGGTCGCCGAGGATGCCCAACAATAAACCTATAAAGTCTTTGCACTTCATTATGTAAATATAAAATATTTAAACCTTCCGGCTCTACTGCCGACTTATATTCTGAAATTTCAACATCAAAAACTACATTAGGATTAAATGCTGCAATTAGAAATTCACGAAGATTATTATCCCCATGAATTCTCAATATATTAATTTTATCTGCTCGTTTTTCTGTCTTATTAAATAATTCAAATATTTCATGGTACAACAGGGAGTTCATTTTTTATCCTTAAAATTCATCAATAACCTCAAGAAGATTCTTTAAGCGATTAGTAATTAAATAATTCATAAATTTTTGCTTAGTCGCAGGTTTGGTCATCATATATGTATCTATGATATTTTTTGATATATTTTCTGGAATCATAGTCAAATCAATTAATTGTTTATTGCGAGACCAGTTACGCATCACAGTATCATTAAAATTACCACTGCCGGTTTCAGCAATTTCCGCTAAGAATTTTTTAGTTATTGGTTTTTGACGAATACTATCCGTAAACGAATTGTCTGGAGATAGAATATTAGGAATTCCATCACCGCTATCACCAGTTACAATTAATTCATTCAATTGTTTAATAGGGTCATCTGTTTTAATAAACTTTTTCATGGAAGAAGAGTATTGTTTAACTTTTGGATATACCTGCAATTGAACGAAATCTTTATCCGAGGATAATATCAATACTGATTGTTGCGCCGAGAAATTTTGTGTTAGTACACCTATAATATCATCAGCCTCAGCACCATGTATATCTATCACTTTGTATGGCGAATGCTCTTTTAATTCTTCACGAATATTAGACATACATTCAAAGATTTTATTCCAGTCGTGTCCTGATGCTGCTCTATTTTTCTTTCGGTGTGCTTTGTAAGCAGGAAAGATTTCACGGCGCCAATAGTGCCGATTATCGCAAGCAATAACCACCTCGCCATATTCACTTTTGAATTTTCTAATATTAGCCCGAATAGTATTCAGTACCATATGCCTGACCAAAGATTCCTCAACACTAGTTTTTGAGGAGCCGATTTGTTCCATCAAGTTGGCAATGACAACTTGGTTGTAATCAATTAAAATCATACTTTATTATAACACATTATAGAACCCGTAGCAATACGATATCTTTATTTATGCGACCATTCATTTGAGATTCTTTTGCTACAATGTTTGCCATTAAATTACGCAAAGAAACTTTACCGCCTTTTACCACTTGTGATAAAACCGTTTCGGGTTTTCTTACTGTTTTATTAACAGATTTTGTTTCATTGTAATTTACAATTGTTGTTCCTTTAATTGCAAAGCCACCAGCATCTTCGGCATGATATACACCAAGCTTTCTAATCTTAGTATTAAATACCCACAATTGCATTTGACCAATGATATCTTTTGGTTGTATGGATACTATTTTGTATTCATCATGTTTTTCGCAAAACTTTAGCTTAGATGCTAACTGCACTGGAGTTTTTGTTTTTGTTTTTCTTGGTTTACGATTAATTTTTGCCAGACCCGCAATTTTTCCTGCATCGGTAATAATAGTATCACAAAATGCAACTAATTTTTTCAATTGTACTTTAGTAAAATTAGAATAGCCCTCTTTAAGGCTAGCATCTTTTGTATGCAAAACCTCATCAAATTCACTTCGGTGTTTTTTGAATATGTCAATTAATCTATTGGCATGCATTCCTTTAGCACGGTCATGCATAATCGCAAACGGCGCCGGTGCCTCTGTGAATCCACTCAAAACATAATCGTCAATTGCGCCTTCCAAGTCACCAGCAATTTCAGAAACCTTTTCATTGATTCTGTCTTGAATGTTAGGACCTTTATCTATAACAACAATTACAGGAGCAATATTCTCAATCTGAAGAATTTTCTTCAAGTTAACATCAATATAGGTTCTTCCTTTATCGCCTATGTCATTGCCATTCAAAACAAGGCGACACAGCCAACCGACGGTCAAAATTCCTTTTGATGCGTCAATTTTACCTAATAGTTTATATTTTTTAGCATAGAGATTAATATAATTTAGGGCATCCTTATTCTCTTTATTTTGATGATACCAATTTAATGATTGCATCAAATTAATTTTAGACATTGGTTCATTGAACCGAGGTTCATCATCAATTCTAATTCTAGGTTGTTTTGCTGGCCTTGCCATCTTTTAATTCCTGAAAAGTGTAATTTTTATATGCAGACATTACGAAAATGCCATCATCAGTTTCTATGTATGCTTTGGATAAACATTTAGCAACTTCCATAACTTCATCATGGGTCTTGAATACGGAACATTCACCAAAATATTTAACGAGTACATCCTTGTTTAAATATTTCGTAAAGTCCGGACTATAACCAGTAAATAAAGATTCGTAACATCCTATAGGAGTTACTCTATAACCATCTTTTGTTATTAAAATATAAGTACCCTGTGGCATTTAATTGAACTCCATTTTTTTTGTTAACTAACATAATAATCCTAAAATTAATTATAACACATCCACGAATTGAACGCAAGCGCCTTCTAAACCGGATGCATAAATTTCCGCACAGGCCTGGACATAAAATACACCTATGACCCGGCCTTTATATATTACAACATATTTTTTCATTTAACGACAAAAGGTTTATCCCATTTGCCAATGTTGATGTGAGCATAATACGCGGTATCAAAATAATCCGTCTGAGCATCACTACGGTCATAGTAATCACCAGAGTAAATCGCCCCAACGATTTTAGTCATTAGTTCTTTTGCTTTACCGGAATAATGGTCCCGATAATGATAATGATTCACTTGGTCGTAGCCAGTGGTGTTTTTTTGAAAACCACGGGCTGTTTGGTAGAAGTCAGCACCGCATGTATCATTAGAGTTTGCAATGAAGTCAACAGGAGCCGACTTGATGGTGCATGTAATGGAAAGATTGGAACATTTTAGCGAATACTTCACGCCAGTGCCTTTCAGCGCCTTGTCAAGGTTTGCTTTAATAACTGCTTTTCGCTTTTGGTTCATGTAAGCCATGTGATTTCCTTTAAATCTCAATTTCTAAGATTCTATTCTAGCAGGTCCAATGGAAAAGTCAAGCATTATTTTAGATTTGTTGCAAAAAAACAACGCACCAGGACGCTCTAGGAGCATTTTTTGGAGTGGTGAGTAGTCTAGCATCAATTGGCGGAACTGGTTCGTTCCTAGATGGTCCGGCGTGACGGAATCGAACCGCCATGTACAGGGTAGAAACCTGCTATATTATCCATTATATGAACGCCAGGGAAAAAAGTGTAGAGTCTATTTTAAAAAATTACTGGTGCCTTGGGAGAGAATTGAACTCCCACTCAAGCGATTATGAGTCGCCTGCTTTACCATTAAGCTACCAAGGCATATTTTGGTGCGGATGGCGGGACTCGAACCCGCAGATTATGAATTTTAAGTCCACTGCCTATACCAATTCGGCTACATCCGCATCTAAAAAATGATTATAACACACTAGGTGTATTTTTGCAACTGTTTTTTTTAGCATTGTTGTTTTTTAACGACAATTAAAACTGGAGCGGGTAGAGAGAATCGAACTCTCACATTAACCTTGGCAAGGTCATAAGCTACCATTACATCATACCCGCATACTATGCTTCCGCTAATTCCTGTTCTGCTAAAATCCGTTTCAAACGGTCTGCACAAAATGAAGCCGCTGGAGCATCTGGTTTAACCATCGGAGTAACATTGCAGGTACCTTTGATATAACCAATTGCTTGCTGAACTACACAAGATGACCCAAACTCATCCGATTTATTTAAGTCCAAGTGAACTTCAACATGCCGGTCTTCAAGTACATCAGCCAGGCTTTGAAACAATTCTGAAACTTTATAAACTTCAGTCATCAGCCGCATAGCAGGTTTACTTTTTTTATGGTCATAATCAACTTCACTTTCTATGTAGCCAAAAATTTTACAACCATGTCGCCCATCAATGTGAACAACTACTGCTAATGCATAATCCGCATACCACACTCCGTCAACTCGGTATCTTTCGGAATCTGCACCGAGATAAATTTTTGTTTCATTGCCTTGTGCTAAAATAAATTCTTTCACTTTTTCAACATCAAAATTTTTCATATAAAACTCCTAATAGAAAAAATACCATACAGCCAAGCCAATTAAAAATAAATCAGCACATATGCTCCATACAATATAGGCACGAAACAACCAAGGAGCAGCTATTTTTACATATTTCATACTTTTCTCCTGATTGATTAATAATCTGGGTTGACGGACGAGATTCGAACTCGCAACCATCGGAATCACAATCCGAGGCTCTACCGTTGAGCTACCGCCAACATATAGAAACACACTGTAGAACTTGAATCAACGATAGCCCCATCTTCATGGCACTTCTTAACCTGCCGCGGGCTAGTTAAGTTTAGTGTTGTTCCACTGTAGCTATTCAATGTGTTTTTATATGGTGCGTCTGGAGAGATTCGAACTCCCAACCTCAAGTTTCGAAGACTTGCTTTCTATCCAATTGAATTACAGACGCATTGTTTGGTGGTGACAGTTGGATTCGAGCCAACGATCTTTTCCGTATGAAGGAATTGCATTAAACCGCTATGCTATGTCACCATAATATGGCGCCCCACGACAGAATCGAACTGCCATCACAGGATTACAAAACCAGTGTACTACCATTGTACTAGTAGGGCTTATTGTTGGTCTCGGTAGCAGGAATCGAACCTACGCTCCTGCGTCCCAA